TTCTATCTCTCCGGATGCTGCATCTGGAAGAAGCAGTCGCTGGTGCTGGGCAGGAGCCCCTACCAGTGGCAGCACGAGCCGGTTCTCTTTGGCTGGAAGAAGAAAGGCAAGCACCAGTGGTACACCGGGCGTAAGGAATCCACCATCTGGGAATTTGACAAGCCGAAGAAAAACAAGGATCACCCGACTATGAAGCCGATTGCGCTGGTGTCGTATCCGATCATGAATTCCACCATGACCGGCTGCCTTGTACTCGACCCCTTCGGCGGTTCCGGCTCGACCCTCATTGCCTGCGAACAGACCGGTCGCGTCTGCTATACCGTGGAGCTGGACGAGAAATTCTGCGACGTCATCGTGAGGCGCTACATCGAACAGGTCGGCTCCGCTGATGGCGTGACGGTGCTTCGTGACGGCCTGACCTACCGCTTTGACGAGGTACCGGATACTGACAATTAAGCACAGATTCCTCCGGCGATTTTTGTCACATATATCCTCAGAATCCGCTTGCTATTACAGGCCTTCAGAGTGATATATGTACGTACCAAAACAAAGGAGGTACATACCATGAAAGCAACTTACAACGTAACAGGAGCAGCCAGAAAAGAGCTGGTGAAGGTCATCGGAAGCACCCTCGGCACAAAGCCGGTCTACAAGTTCATGCCCACCTGCGCCTTCGAGATCGGAGCCATCACCGTTGAGAAGGACGGCACGATGGTCTGGGATGAGCGCACCGACGAGGCTACCATTCAGGCAGTCATCGCCGCCCTTGCCGCAGCAGGCTTTACTGCCGAGATCGAGGGCGAGGCTGCACCGGAGACCGAGGGATTGCAGGAAGCCGCGCACGAGGCCGAGGACGCCGAAGAAACCGACGACGCAGAGGAAGGCGACCGCCTGACGATTGCCCTCCCGAAGGACGGCTTCACGGACGGCTCCATCGAGAACCTGCGGAAGCTGGTCGAATCGAAAGCCACCCTGATCAAGAAGGCGCTCGGCGCAGACCGGATCACCATCGACACGGACGGCGACCGCGTGAGCTTCCCTTGGTGGGACAGGCAGCCGGAACCCGAAGAAACCCAGAGCTACATGGCCTTCCTCGCCGCCCTCTGCAAGATGGCCAAGGAAGCCAAGCGCGTAACCGCCAAGGAGACCGAGGTAGAAAGCGAGAAATACGCCTTCCGCTGCTTCCTCCTCCGGTTGGGCTTCATTGGAAACGACTACAAGCCGCAGCGCAAGATCCTGATGCGCCGCCTCTCCGGAAGCGCAGCCTTCCCGAACAGGGAAAAGGCCGATGCCTTTAACGCCGCGCAGAAGGCCAAGGCTGCTGCAGCAAAGGAGGTGCGCTCATGAGGATGATCAGGCCTGAACAGCTAAAGCGCCTGCGCGAAACCTACCCTGCCGGGACACGCGTCGAGCTTATCCAGATGGACGATGCACAGGCACCGCCCACCGGCACCTGCGGCACCGTGATCGGGGTCGATGACACCGGGAGCCTTCTGGTGAACTGGGATAACGGAAGCGGCCTCAACGTGATCTGGGGCGTCGATGTGGTCAGGAAGGTGGTGGCTGGAAATGACTGATACCATCCGCGAGCAGATCCTCGCCATCCGGGACACCGGCCTGACCAACATGTTTGATGTCCCGATGGTGCAGCGGCTGGCCTACGACAGAGGCTACTACGAATTGGCCTTGTACCTCGAAGACCACCGGAAGGAATACGCGCACTTCATCCTCACCGGCGAGGCCGAATAAGGATGACGCCAAGGGAGCCGGACGGCTCTTTTGGTCGTAGTAAACTACACAATTTGACCCTCCGCTTTTTGTTCATTATATGTGCGGAACTTCTGCAGAATTGACTTGCTATTATCGGCCTTCAGAGTGATATATGTACGTACCGAAAGGGAAAACACACAACGGAGGTAACGACCATGACAATCAACGAAGCAATGAGAACCTACAGACTCCCGAACCCCACCACCCCGGAAGACCTCGAATGCCGCTGGAGCAAAATCCTGAACTTCGGCGACAAGGTACTCCTCGCCGGATACTACTACAACGGCAAGGGAAAGCCCAGCTACTTCGGAGCGGTTTACGAGCACCTCGATGACGACCTTTCCTGCGAAGGAACCATCGGGCTTTACGCAGCCAGCGAGGTTGCTTTCGAAGACGACGGCCACGCGATCGCTTGGGCGATGCAGCAGTAAGGAGGGAGGAGCCATGATGAACAAGAACAACGCCTACTTCGAGGAGCTTAAGCGCATCGGCCACGAATGGGAAGCAGCCCGGATCGAGCGCAAGGCCAGAAAACAGCAGATCATCGATACCCTCGGCTGGGAATCGGACGAGCTCAAGGCTTGGTACGAGGAGGACGCCGCAGCAAAGTTCCCCTTTGAACAGGGCGTCAGCAAAGCCTACCGCGCATGGGCGACCAGCATCAGCCGCAAGGAGGACGAGCTGGAGATGGACGACTTCCTTTGGGAGCGCGAGGTCACGGACTTCGTGGAGACCCTCCGGAAGGCCGGGATCAAGACCTTCGTCTACACCAACCAGAGCACGGCGGTCATGGAAAACCTGCACCAGTTTGCCGCAGCAGGCTGCACGATGGAAGGCCTTTGCACCATCACCCGGCAGGAAAACCGCTGGGGAGACGAGGAGCCGACCAAGGTTATGGGCATCCGCTTCTCCTTGGACTAAGGGAGGTGCCGCATGAACTACGCAGACAAGATGGAGCAGGAAGCAAGGCTCATGGGACGCCTTGCCAGCTGGATGGAGCAGCACGGCCAGATCCTTTACGACCGGCAGCAAAGCAACGCCTACACCGGAGTCCGCATCCGGGAGATCGCTTGGCGCGGACGCACCTACCGCATTATCGATGTGGATGGGATGACCTGCCGGATCGAGCGGCAATAAGCCGCCAGCCACGGAGCCTACGGGCTCTGCTGGTCGTAGTAAAATGCACAGTTTGACCGCCTGATATTTGTGTAAATTACTCCCGGATATCCGGCAGATATGAGTTGCTATTATCCCCGTTTAGAGTGATATATGTACATACCGAAAGGGAAAACAAAGCACACAAAACGGAGGTAAAAACCATGACGAACGCATACGAACTGAGAAACCACTTCTTCCTTGAGGATTACAACACCGCGATCACCAGAGAGGACTTCGAGAACTTCTTCACCAAGACGAAGGAAAAGGTCACCTTCACCTTCGGCGGCTGGGACGGCAAGAGCTACGACGGCGAGAGCCGCAGGGCGACGGTTTACCGCACAACGGTCAAGGGCTACGAGGACGTCCGGCTGATCAAGGTCGGCAAAGGCCTCCACTACATCGAAGAGGACACCGAGGTTTTGGAGAAGGCCACCGGCGAATACCACAAGAGAGCCAGCTGGCTGGTGGACGTCAGAAGGAAGTAAGAAAACACGCGAAAAACGAATAACGCGGAGTGCAGCCCCTACCGGGCTGTATCTCGTACAGGAAGTCGCGCCAAGATTGGCAGCGGCTATTTTTATGCCTTGGAGAACATTATGAAATTCAAAATTGACCGAACAGAGCTGCCCTACGACGCGATGGTGGCAGATCCGTCGTGGCTGATTCCATATGAGGAGGAAGGTGAAACAACCGATGATGAGGAAACTGGAGAACTACAAACCGACGCGGTTCATGGCGAAGGACTCCCATTACGATGAATACGCCGCCGACTTCGCTGTTGCCTTTATCGAGAGCCTTCAGCACACCAAGGGTGAATGGTACAAGAAGCCCTTCGAGCTGATCGACTGGCAGGAGCAGATCGTGCGTGACGTGTTTGGAACCTTAAAGCCGAACGGCTACCGGCAGTTCACGACTGCCTACGTGGAGATTCCGAAGAAGATGGGCAAGAGTGAGCTCGCTGCCGCCATTGCCCTGTACCTTACCTGTGCTGATGGCGAACAGCGTGCGGAGGTCTACGGCTGTGCCGCTGATGTCAATCAGGCCAAGATCGTATTCGATGTGGCTGTGGACATGGTGATGCTTTGCCCTGCCCTTGAGCGGCACGTCACCATCAACAAGTCCACCCGTACCATTGTGTACAACCCCACCAACAGCAAGTACAAGGTGCTGTCGGCAGACGTGGCCAACAAGCATGGCTTCAACACCCACGGAGTCATCTTCGACGAGCTGCACACGCAGCCGAACAGGAAGCTGTTTGATGTCATGACCAAGGGCAGCGGCGATGCCAGAAAGCAGCCGCTTTTCTTTTTGATTACGACTGCCGGTGACAACACCAACTCGATCTGCTGGGAGGTACACCAGAAGGCACTGGACATCCTCGAAGGCAGGAAGATCGACAAGACCTTCTACCCGGTGATCTACGGTGCCGCTGAGGATGAGGACTGGACTGATCCGGCTGTCTGGAAGAAGGCCAATCCCTCCCTTGGAATCACCGTCGACATCGAAAAGGTACAGGAGGCCTGCGACTCTGCCAAACAGAATCCCGGTGAAGAGAATGCTTTCCGGCAGCTCCGCCTCAACCAATGGGTAAAGCAGTCCGTCCGCTGGATGCCGATGGACAAGTGGGATAAATGCGCATTCCCGGTCGACGAGAAGGCGCTGGAAGGCCGAGTGTGCTACGGCGGCCTTGACCTCTCCTCCACCACGGACATCACAGCTTTTGTGCTGGTGTTCCCTCCGGAGGATGAGGACGACAAGTATCAGGTGCTCCCGTACTTCTGGGTGCCGGAGGATACGCTGGACATCCGCGTCCGGCGAGACCACGTCCCCTACGACGTCTGGGAGAAGCAGGGCTACCTTTTTACCACGGACGGCAACGTCGTCCACTACGGCTTCATCGAGCAGTTCATCGAGAGCCTTGGCGAGCGCTACAACATCCGCGAGATTGCCTTCGACCGCTGGGGCGCTGTCCAGATGGTACAAAATCTGGAGGGCATGGGCTTTACCGTCGTCCCCTTCGGTCAGGGCTTTAAGGATATGAGTCCGCCAACCAAGGAGCTCATGAAGCTGACGCTGGAGGAGAAAATCGCCCACGGCGGCCACCCGGTGCTCCGCTGGATGATGGACAACATCTTCATCCGCACTGACCCGGCTGGAAACATCAAAGCAGACAAAGAGAAATCCACAGAAAAGATCGACGGCGCGATTGCCACCATCATGGCGCTCGACCGGGCGATCCGCTGCGGCAACGATACGGGTGCATCGGTCTATGACAGCCGAGGCATCCTTTTCATTTAAGGAGAAAAACCCATGAGCATTTTTTCAAGCATTTTCAGGTCGAGGGACAAGCCCACCAACGCCACCTCCGGCAGCGCCTACCGATTCTTCCTTGGCGGCACGACCTCCGGCAAGGCGGTCACGGAACGCTCTGCCATGCAGATGACAGCGGTCTACTCCTGCGTCCGTATCCTTTCAGAAGCTATCGCAGGCCTGCCGCTCCACCTGTACCGGTATGACAAGAATGGCCGGAAGGAAAAAGCCCTCGACCATCCGCTGTACTTCCTGCTCCACGATGAGCCAAATCCGGAGATGACTTCCTTCATCTTCCGGGAGACGCTCATGACCCACCTGCTCCTGTGGGGCAACGCCTATGCACAGGTGATCCGGAACGGCAAGGGCGAGGTCGTTGGACTCTATCCCCTTATGCCAAACCGCATGACGGTTGACCGGGACGAGCACGGAAAGCTCTTTTACAGCTATCAGGTCGGAAGCGATGACGCGCCGACCATGAAGACCGGCACGGTGATCTTAAAGCCCTCTGATGTGCTGCACATCCCCGGCCTCGGCTTTGACGGCCTTGTGGGATACAGCCCGATTGCAATGGCCAAGAACGCCATCGGCCTTGCCATCGCCACAGAGGAATACGGCGCTAAGTTCTTTGCGAACGGTGCCACACCGGGAGGCCTGCTTGAGTATCCGGGCACGGTAAAGGATCCTGACCGGGTGCGCGAAAGCTGGAACAAGGGCTTCTCTGGAAGCCAGAACGCCGGGAAAGTCGCCATTTTGGAGGAAGGCATGAAATACACGCCCATCTCCATTGCACCGGAGCAGGCGCAGTTCCTCGAAACACGTAAATTCCAAATCAATGAAATCGCTCGAATTTTCCGCATTCCCCCTCACATGATCGGGGATCTGGAGAAGTCGAGCTTTTCTAATATTGAGCAGCAATCGCTGGAGTTTGTGAAATACACCCTCGACCCGTGGGTGGCCAGATGGGAGCAGGCCATTATCCGCTCTCTCCTGACTCCGGACGAGAAGGCTCACTACTTTGTCAAGTTCAATGTCGACGGCCTCCTTCGCGGCGATTACCAAAGCCGCATGAACGGCTATGCCACTGCAAGGCAGAACGGCTGGATGAGCGCCAACGACATCCGGGAGCTTGAAAACCTTGACCGCATTCCTGCCGAGCTCGGCGGTGACCTTTATCTCATCAACGGAAACATGACCAAGCTGGAGGATGCAGGTATATTCGCGGCCTCGTCTGCCGCAGGAAAGGAGGAAGAATCCGATGAAGACGAAGAAGTTCTGGAACTGGAAGACCCGGACAGCAGTGAATCAGGAGACGCAGGAGCCGGTGACCGAGCGGACGCTGTTCCTAAGCGGCACCATCGCGGAGGAAAGCTGGTTTGACGATGACGTCACCCCTCAGCTGTTCCGCGACGAGCTGAACGCAGGCTCCGGTGACATTACGGTCTGGATCAACTCTCCGGGCGGTGACTGCGTGGCCGCAGCACAGATCTACAACATGCTGATGGATTACAAGGGCAACGTCACGGTCAAGATCGACGGTATTGCCGCCTCTGCTGCCTCTGTCATTGCGATGGCAGGCACGAAGGTGCTGATGTCCCCGGTCTCCATGATGATGATCCATAACCCGGCGACCATCGCATTCGGCGACCACAACGAGATGCAGAAGGCCATCGAAATGCTGGAATCCGTCAAGGACAGCATTATCAACGCCTATGAGATCAAGACGTCCCTTAGCCGCGCCAAGCTCTCTCGCCTCATGGAGGCAGAGACGTGGATGGATGCGACCAAGGCCGTCGAGCTGGGCTTTGCCGATGACATTCTGCAGAGAACGGATGCCGAGGACGATGAAGCACAGGAGCCGGTTGTGGAGGCCGTCATGTTCTCCCGTAAGGCGATGAACACGGCGCTCCTTAACAAGCTCGAAGCCAAATACCGCACACCGGCATCTGAGGCAGAGATCCCTGCCCCAGCCGAAACCGGTCGCTCTGTCGATGACATTCTGGAGCGGCTCGACACAATTTCAAAGTTCATGTAATGAAGGAGGATTTTCATAATGACTATCTTAGAACTGATGCAGAGAAGAAATCAGGCACTTACGGCGGCTCGCAATTTTGCCGAGTCCCACCGCACCGACAAGGGCATCCTCTCCGATGAGGATTCCGCAACCTACGACCAGATGGAGAAGGAAATCATGGACATGAGCCGTGAAATCTCCAGAATGCAGCGTCAGGAAGCTATGGAGCAGGAGCTCTCCCAGCCGGTCAACTCCCCGATCACCGGCAGACCCTATCAGGCCTCTGCCGAGCCGGAAAAGAAAACCGGTCGCGCCTCTGACGAGTACCGCAAGGGTATGCTGCAGGCGCTGCGCACCAACTTCCGCCAGATCAGCAATGTTCTGCAGGAAGGCATCGACGAGAACGGCGGCTACCTCGTTCCGGAGGAATACGACCACAGGCTCATCGATGTGCTGAACGAGGAGAACATCATGCGTCGCCTCGGCACCACGATCACTACCAGCGGCCAGCACAAGATCAACATTGCAGCGACCAAGCCTGCTGCAGCGTGGATCGAGGAAGGCGGCGCTCTCACCTTCGGTGATGCAACCTTCGACCAGATCATGCTGGATGCATATAAGCTCCATGTCGCCATCAAGGTAACGGAAGAGCTCCTGTACGACAACGCCTTCCATCTGGAGAACTACATCATCGACCAGTTCGGCAAGGCGCTGGCCAACGCCGAGGAGGACGCGTTCCTGAACGGCGATGGTACCGGCAAGCCTCTGGGCATCTTCGCTCCCAAGGGCGGTGCGCAGGCAAGCGTCGTAACCGCTAAGGCCTCCATCGAGTCCGACGACATCATCAATCTGGTATACGCCCTGAAGCGTCCCTACAGAAAGAACGCGAAGTTCATCCTGAACGACCAGACCATCGCTTCCCTCCGCAAGCTCAAGGATCTGAACGGCCAGTACATGTGGCAGCCTGCCCTCATCTCCGGCGAGCCTGACAGACTCCTCGGCTATGAGGTGCTGACTTCTCCGTTCGCACCTGTTGCGGAAGCCGGTAAGCCCTTCATCGCGTTCGGCGATTTCAAGTACTACAACATCGGTGATCGCGGCACCAGAAGTTTTCAGGAGCTGAAGGAGCTGTTCGCCGGTAACGGTATGGTCGGCTACGTGGCCAAGGAGCGTGTCGACGGCAAGCTCATCCTGCCGGAGGCTGTACAGCTTCTGACCCTGAAGGGAACTGCTTCTTCCGGTTCCTGATCGTAATACGGGCGGTGCTGCTATAACTCGCGGCACCGCCTATTTGAAATGAGGTGATATTTATGCTGGTGACACTGGACGAGGCAAAGGAATATCTCCGGGTGGACTTCGATGACGACAACAGCCTGATCGAAAGCCTGTCCCGCTCCGCGCAGAAGCTCTGCATGGATATCGTGAGGATTGAGGATGAGGCTGCCTTTGAAGAGAACTACAAGGAAGCCCGGATCGCTGTCCTTTATACCATCGGCTATCTCTATGAACACCGGGAGGAGGCAGACCACCATGCCCTGACACTGACACTGCGGTCACTTCTCTTCGGGATGCGGAAGGAGGCGTTCTGATGAAGATCGAGCTTTTAAACGTCCGCATCCAGATACAGAAGAACTCGGTCGTGGTCGATAAGTACGGCAACCACAAAAATGAGTGGGCTCCCTATTACAGCTGCAGCGCTACGGTCAGCTCCGAATCGCCAAAGGAAGAAACCGATGCCGGTCTCATCATTGACGATTCTAAGATCGATTTTACGATCCGCTTCTGCCAGAAGGCTGCGGCTGTCACATCGACCGGCTACCGTGTCCTGTTCCGGGATGTGCCCTATGACATCCTCGGTGTGGATCACATGAATTATAAGCGCAAGGCAGTGAAGCTCCTCTGCCAGAAAGTGAGCCGGTCATGAGTACGATCAAGGTAGACCAGCTGGCGGACGAGGTCATGAAGCAGCTGAATGATTTTGCTGATGCCACCTGCGACGATATGAAGGCCGCTGTAAAAAAGGCCGGGAATACCGTCCGGGATCAGATCAAGTCGACAGCGCCAAACCGCACCGGAGCCTATGCCAAGAGCTGGTCAGTAAAGAACACCAAGGAAAGCTCCCATGCCTTTGAGGTGACGGTCTACTCCCGGAACCGCTACCAGCTGGCGCACCTCTTGGAATTCGGCCATGCCAAGCGCGGCGGCGGTCGCGTCTCCGGACGTGCCCACATCGCCCCGGCTGAGCAGGCAGGAATCGAGCAGCTGGAACGAGACATCGAAAGGAGTATCAAAAGCAATGGATAAGATCATGGAGCTCCTGAGTAAGACCGGGATTCCCTTTGCCTACGATCACTTCGCAGAGGGAGAATCGCCCGATCCGCCCTTTATCTGTTTCCTGCTCCCGGCGAGTGACAACTTCTCCGCTGACGGGCAGGTGTACTTCAAAGTATCCGAAGTCCATATAGAGCTTTACACCGATAAGAAGGATCTGGAGCTCGAAGAAAGAGTCGAAGCCGTGCTTGATGAAGGCGGCTTCTTTTATGACAAAAACGAGGTCTGGATCGCCTCGGAGAAGCTCTATGAAGTCATGTTTTCATTCGAAATGGAGGTTTAAACATGGGTAATAAAGTCAAATACAACCTGAAGAATGTTCATGCCGCCAAGCTCACCAAGAGCGATGACGGCACCTTTTCCTATGCTGCGCCGAAGGCCATCCCCGGCGCTGTCAGCATTTCTCTGGACGCTGAGGGTGATTCCTCGCCGTTCTATGCGGATGGCATCGTGTATTTCCGCTCCAACTCCAACAACGGTTATTCCGGAGATCTGGAGATGGCGCTGATCCCGGAGTGGTTCCGCACCGAGATCCTCAAGGAAATCCTCGACAAGAACGGTGTGCTGGTGGAGCGCTCCGATATCACGGAGACCGAGAAGTTTGCCCTGCTCTTTGAGTTTGACGGCGACGTCCGCGCCATCCGCCACGTGCTTTACAACTGCTCCGCGTCCCGTCCTTCCATCGAGTCCGAGACCAAGGAGGACACCATCGAGCCGGGTACTGAGACCCTGTCCCTGACGGCTGACCCCAGAGAGGACGGCCTCGTCAAGAGCCGCACCGGTGACAACACTGCCTCTGAGACCTACCAGAACTGGTACAAGTCGGTATATATCCCGGAGGAGCTGGTAAACCCTGAAGATAACGTCACAACCGGGCAGTAAGGAGGATCGCCATGCTTGAGAAAACAGTAAACATCAGCGGCACGGAGGTGCGTTTCCGTTCCTCCGCTGCCATTCCGAGACTCTACCGGATCAAGTTCAAACGGGACATCTTTAAAGACCTCGCCAAGCTGGAAGCCTCCTACAAAGGCAAGACGACCGGCGACGGCGAGATCCCGATTGAGGATCTGGAGATCTTCGAGAACGTGGCCTATGTCATGGCCTACCACGCCGATCACAGCATCCCCGGCAACATTGATGACTGGCTTGACCAGTTCGAGATGTTCTCGATCTATGAGGTGCTTCCGGAGATTCTGGAGCTCTGGGGAACCAACCTGATCACGGACGTGAACGCTAAAAAAAACTTAAACCGAGTAGCCGGGAAATGACGACGCCGTTATTCCTCCTGCGCTGTGTGGAGATCGGGATCAGCATCCGCGACCTTGACCTTCTGACCATTGGCCTCGTGCTGGACATGTGGACAGAAAAAGGAAACGACGGTGCCACCTACTCCAAGATCGCAACGCAGGAGGATTTCGACAAATTTTAAGGAAAGGAGGCGCATCCTATGGCGAACCGCATCAAGGGCATCACTGTCGAGATCGGCGGCGATACTACTGGTCTTGACAAAGCGTTAAAGTCAGTCAATTCCAGCATCAAAACTACACAGAGCTCGCTTAAGGACGTCAACCGCCTCCTGAAGCTCGACCCGAAAAATACCGAGCTTCTCTCCCAGAAGCAAAAGCTC